GTAATTGCGATACCGAGATGTGAAGTTCAAAAGTATCTTGTCCGCAAAGTATGGGATAGGTTCAGTCGCTTCAATGCAAGGTTCGTGAAGGTCGGACATCAATTCGGGGTACACAAGAAAGTGATTCCTCCTCAAATCACCAGCAGCGAGATTCAACCTGTGATTCCTAAACTTATCAAAGTCATAATCAATGTCGGGGTGTGAGTGCATCTCAACGCTTTTAATGTACGATTGATGCTCAAGCAAAGGTTTAATGTATTCGTATGATTTTAAGTTCATACAGTATCCTCCGCTTGGATGACCGGAAACAGTATTCTGCTCACGGAATCCGATGTGGAAATCTACTGCACCGTGCAACTCCGCAACTCGCTTGGTTGCCGTAAGTGAATAGATCAAATCACCAAGATGCCCCGATTGGATTACTTTCATTCGTTGGGTAAAATTGGGATGGGCATCCAGTACATCACATTGATCCAAGCCATTGTGTTTTCGTCAATCCACATATCGTCAATAAACCTTGCAAGTTTGATTTCGCCATCAAAGGTTGCCACGATTTTAAGTTCTCCGTCATACGGTGGGAATGTGTCCTCACCTCTCCAAGTTTTTTTCATCGAGATTCAAAGTTATTGTAAAGTTTTTAGATTGGATTGTTTGGTCAATGGTTTCTTTTGGTTTGCCTTGTGATCGTGTGAGCAACATCTCCAAGTTAAAGAGAGAGTTTTTGTCGTGACCTTTGAGCAATGCACCAGCAATTGTGCGTTCCATAATCGTGTACTCATCCCCTCGGTCTATCTTTTCTAGTTCCTTTCTGCCAAGCGACAACATAGACAACATCGTTTCTTCCACCTGAGATTTGGTGTACCCGATTTCTTTCATCAATGTGATAAGCTTCTTTGGTCTGCCGTTTGGATTCAACACTTCTCCTTTGTCAGGTCGTGTCAAAGTTCCTCCGTTTCTTCCTGGTACTTGTGTTGCCATTTTACGAATTAATTACGAATTTTTCCCTGAATTTAATTTTTGCAAGTGAAGTGATTTCAACCACTCCTTGTATTGCTTTTGATCACCGAACTTTGTGTGACATTCTCTACACAATGCCTGAAGGTTTTCAATCACATCCGGCTTTGTTGTTCCACCCATTCCACGAGCTTCAAGGTGATGGATATCAATTGCAGTATGCCCACAAACTTCACAAGGAATGAAGTCGCTGATGTCATAGCCAAAGTGATTCATATAGATTTGGGTGTGTTTCTTCAAAGTATCAATCCTTCCTCGTTTAATAACTCACGCAAATAGTCACGCACTTTGACCAATGCTTCAATGACTTCCTCAGGTGTTTCATCCGATGCGTACTTTGTCCGTGTCCTTAACTCGTTGTCCAATTCAGATACGATGCACTTCCACTTCCATCCGTCAACTGCATCTTCAAATTGATGGCGTTCTTCGTCAAGGTTAAATTCAAGGATTGCTTTCATTTCCGTTTGCGTTTTGGTTTCTGCTCATCATCGGCAAGTTGTGCCAACTCCAATGCTTTTTGGTCTGCCCATATCAAAAGTGAGAACACGGATTCAATCACACAAGTTGAGCAGTTTGGAAGGTTGCGACCAAATATCTCACGATGTACATTTTGCAGTTGTGCGGATTGCTCAGGCGTTAATTGGAACACGAGTGTCTTTTTGTAGATCTCGTATGCCGGGCGAAGTGACTGGATGAATTCTATCATAGTTTTGTTTCAAGGAGTGCAACAATTACGGTTGCGATGGATGCGTACAAGATACCCACAAATCCGTAGGTGTATATAAAAAAAGACAATCCCAACCACCACGATAAGCAGAAAGCACAGTCAAGTGGTTTCATTCGTTTCCACTTTGAATAGTCGCTTCCGTAGAGATAGCGTTTGAGTAGGTCGGCTGGTTTGCCGAAGTTGACGATGATGATGCTTAAACAAGCAATTCCAATTATTTCGTTGTACATCTTTCTTTCATTAATTTTACTACACGCAATATCTCCCTGACTGAAATATCCGTTTGGCGATGGATTGCTCGTGCTGACATTCCACTACACCACAACTTGAATAACTCCCTTTCATAGAAATATGCTGATTCGGTTACCTGATTTATTTTGTTGAATCGTTTTTGTTCCATTTGCTCATCTTCTTCCCGTTCCAAAAGTAGGTCGGGTTCTTCAGACAAGTGCAAGTCATAGACATCGTATTGATCATAAATCCGAGATGCACCAAAGGGATGCCGGTTGCCGTTGATACAAAGGTACAAAAGACGGATTGTCCAAAACTGGATGTATCCGTCGTTGTATATTTTCTCAATTTGTTCATCAGGTTTTTGCAATATGGTCAGAAAGTAAAATTGATAGAGTTCCCTTGCCAATTCATTGTTCTTGGCGATGTTCCTCGTGGCTTTGGTAAGCCAGTCAGCTCTTGAGAGTTCCTCTATTATTTCCGCTTTATTCACATTTTCTTTTCAATACTACAAATATAACCATTCCTTTCATATTTTTTCTTTACACGCAACACCTCATCTTCACAACGGAGAATATGTATTGACGAGCTTAGATCTTTCGTGCAGATGCACACCCAATAGGGATAAAGATTCGACATATAGTTTATTGGTTGTTCGGTCATATTCTACAAGAGATTCGTACACTTGCACGGAGTTAATGATGGTTGAGTGATCACGGTGAAGAATCTTGCCGATGGAAAGATAGGTCATCTTCAAATGCTTTCTACATAAATAGCAAAACAAGTGCCGAGCATCCATAATGTTTTGAGTGCGAACCTTGTCCACGATTGCATCAGGTGTGACATCATAGACGATTGCAACCACTCGCATCGCCTCAGTCCATTCGGCATCTATCTCGTTAATCTTGCATCTTGGGTTGATAATTTCGTCTTTGAGTTTCTTGACCTCGTCAATTCGTTTTTGATTGAGTTCCGCAATAACTCCTTTGAGCCGTTTGACTTCTTGTTTGAGTAGGTGGGTTTCTTGATAGTGGTTCATAGTCGTTTTGTTAATCTATATTGCAAAAACATTCAAAGGATGGATCATCATCCCACAAGCCAAGTTGTGATTGTGCCTTGTCTTTGATTTGTTGGTAACTGATTTCTTTTTTGAATGTGTTTCCCGATTCGGTTTCGTGTTTGATCCACCAATCAAATAATTCTGGTTTCTCTTTCGCAATAATTGACAACTTGCCTTTGCCTTTCAAAAAACACCCATCACAATTTCCGTATGGTTCATTCACCATCAAATCAAATGGTTGTTCTTTCCACCAATTCAAGACATCTGGCTTAGTTGTTTTCCACTTAACCAATGGCAATTCAATATCCAAGTCCGTGGCGTTAATTTTTGCCCACCTTCTTGGTTCATCATACCTGATTCCATTGAAAGATGTGTATTGTTTTATTCCAATTGATTTCAAATATCTCCGCAATGTTTGTATTTTCAATTCAGTTGTGCAAAATCTGAATTGCTGATTGGGTATTGCTGATGGTCGTTGTTCCAAAAGTTGGTTAAACGGTTCACCTTGGCGGGATGCGGTTTCGTAGGTTACCACTTGAAAGGTTGCGGGTTTACGATACTCCAACCAAACTATGTTTAGATTCCACCGCTTATCACACTGATTGATAAATTCAAGTGTTTGTGGCATCTCCTTTCCCGTGTTCTGAAAAGTAACCAAATATTCACCACCTTCATCAATTAATCTTTTTGCCATATACGCTGACGTTCTGCCACCGCTAAAATTTATTATGTTCATAATCGTTCTTGATACATTGTGCGTTCACCGATGAATGTCGTTTTGATTGTGTAGCATTCCCCGTGCCGATTCTTGGCAATAATCAATTCGGCTTCTTCCTTTTCGAGCTTCTCACCTGAATAGTATGCTGGGCGGAATGGGAACATCACGACATCGGCATCTTGTTCTATACTTCCACTCTCACGGATATCGCTCAGCATAGGTCTTTTATCCGCTCTCTCCTCACATTTGCGTGATAACTGAGCCAACACTATGACTGTGATATTTAGTTCCTTAGAAAGCAATTTTAAGTTTCGGGATATTTCGGCAATCTCTTGTTCTCGGTTTGTTTTTGTTCCTTTGATTAACTGGATGTAATCAATCACCAAAAGTTCAAGTCCGTGTTTCGCTTTGTGAATCTTGGCTTTGGATTTGATTTGTTGGATACTGCAATTTGGATCGTCATCAATGTAGAATTGAACCGTCTGATTGTTGGCTGAATTGATAAGTTGTTGAACTTCAAACTCCCGAAGGTTTGCATTGCGAATCTTCCAATTGGCAAGGTCGGTGATTAATGATAAATATCTTTTGACAAGTTGCTCGTTGCTCATCTCCAGCGACAAGAACAATCCCTTACCACCAATCTTCGCGAAGTCATACATCAGCGACAAAGCAAGTGCCGTTTTACCTTGTCCCGGTCTTGCAGCCATTACAATCAAATCACCGTTGTTCCATCCACCCAATACTCGGTCAAGTCCTGCCCATCCCGTTGGTCTTCCCGTGAGTTTGTCACCTCTTTGCACCGCTTCGATAATAGCATCAACCGTCTTGTTGGTAACTTGGGTAATCGTGACCGGATCATTGATGGTGGTGAACTTGGTGTTGTCAACCATTGTCTGCACATTGGTGAGAATCTCTTTCAAGTCCGAAGTCAAATCTAAATTGGTGATGTTCTGAATGAATTGTTTCTTTAGGTACTTGTGTTCAAGTGCTGGAAGGTGACTGCTGATGTTTGGCATTCCATAAATATTCTGCGTGAGTTTGACTATGGTGACCATCTCAGCACGGCTGAACTTCTTTCCCAAAGTTAGCACATCAATCTCATCGTTGTTAATGTACATCTCCAACATTGATTCAACAATGCGTTTGTTTAGGTTGTTTTCAAACCATTGCGATTTTATTCGTGGCAACATTGCACGAGTTTGATCGTAGAATAATAGTTGACCAATTATGTAGTCCTCAAGTTCGTTCGTCATATTCTCGCAAGTTAAACACTTTTCTGTTCACAATTTGTGGGTTACTTACATTATTTGTAAGATTGTTATTCTTCCAGGTCCTGACGGCTGCCTTCCAGTTCTTCATTTTGTTTTTACCTACAAGCCACCCGTTAGATTCGTAGTAGTCAAACCACTTCTCGGCAATGTCATTCATTCCGATTTCTGTCATATAGTTTTGTATGTCAACAATAGATGGTTTGTTAAAAACATCTCTTTGTTTTTTATTATCACTTACAGTATCACTTACACTTACACTTACACTATCAGCTTTTTTGGGTTCTTGCAAAAAGCGTTGGGTTATTTGGGTTTCATCTACCTTCTTTGGTCTCCCACCTTTTGCACCATTGATAGATTGCTTATCAACATACTTGTCATATTTGCGTAAATCACGCTTTAGAGCTTGTTTAATGGGTTCAAATGCAATGGTTAATAGTAAGTCATCACATATTGGATTTTCATCGTTTACAAACGAAAAAATGTGTTTGATTAATTTACCAGCAATTGCATCCGGTAGTTGATTAAAAACCCCTTGCTGGTCGCAGTAGAGTAGAAATGATTTTTTGTCTTGTGCCATAAATAAAAAAACCCTTTCAAATTGTGGTAGTAGAAGTACTCACAACTCAAAAGGGCAAAAGGGTTTAACTTTCGGTATCTTCTACATACCAGTCAACAATGCAAATGTAATTAAAATAATGACATTTGTTTACTTTTTATTTTGTTCCAATGTATTTTGACATCGTTTCTCCCATCGGGTTTGACATAATGTTGGCAAATATCTTGACCCCATAAATCAACCATATTTTTACAACACTCTAACTCCTTGCCTAAGTCATAGAATATTTCCTTTAACCCACCTTTATTGGAACCATTTGCCGGGCAACTAAATGAAAACAATGTATTCCTTGCAGTTTTTAATCCGTTTTGTATTACTTGCATCGCAAAATCCCTATCTTCTTTGCCTTCCACATAATTACGATACGCCATTCCATTAGTTAGTTCATTATTAACGAACACACAAGAATCACAAAAGCTATTGACGACCAAATCCTTTGTTGCAGACCAAGCAAATTGCCTATATTCTAAACTGCCCAATGCGATGTTGCTTGACAAAAACATTTTTTCACAATCATCTAAAATTGTAATATCAGCTTTAATTAATTTCGTGCCTTGTCGATTATAGAAATTACTGATATCATCATCTAACTGCCAGTAAGTTTTTATGTTGGCAATTTCCGTATATTTCTTAATGTAATTGCGAACATAAGTTATACCTTGATTGTCTTGGTCCAACACTATGTACTTAAAATTTGGAAACTGGTGCAAATATGCCGTGTATTCTGCGGGTTCAACAACTACTGTAACATTATAGAAATTATTGAGTTGCAACGCAATTAACAATTGACTTGTATCGTACCGATTTTTAGAAGGAATAAATATGTTCATAGCGTTAAATATCCAGTTTCTTTCATTTTCATATCAAACAATTCCTCTACTGGTTGTTTGCACTTGTACATATATTCACGATAATACATAACAAAAGCGATGCGAAGAAAATTATCATCACAATTTTTGAATGGTGTATTTCCGTGCCATTTGTGAACATCTGCAAATAATAAATCACCATTATGCAAATCAATTGCTACACGATATTCCGGTAGACAAAAATAACTACCATCAAAATTTCCTTCACGATACACACACAAATTGCCAAATCCTTCCGGTAAATCTCCAGCATCTTTATGCACGGCAGTTGCAAAATTACGATTCACCGTTACGGTAGTAAACGATGTATCACCGATACGATAATTTTTATTCGTACCTATTGCAATTTTGATTTGTTTATCATAATGCAGCGGACATAGTTCTTTATATTTACTGTCTACAAATTGCACGAATGGTATACCAGCAGAAAACTTATCGAAATAATCTCTCGCAAATGCCGTCTTTCTACAATAATGCACCATCGCACTTTTGTCCATATAGCCAACATTGCCGCTTTCTACTTTATTGCCAACGGTTATATTGCTTACTGTACCATCCTTCCGTATACGCTTATGACTACTGCCTGACGCAATGCCACGACCATCTGTCATTGCAATACTATCCTTGAAACTTTCATAACCCAATTTCAACACTTCCATTGGGATACAATTTTTTCTAAATTTGAATAATATATTTCCATTGACATCGTAAGCATCACAATCTGTGGTTATTAAATTATCAAAACAATTATCATCAAGGAATTTGCCTTTCAAATTATCACCCTCGTAAGGTTTCATTTGAGCTTTTAGAATTATTTTATCCATAGTTTTTGTTGAGTAAAATTAATAAAAAATCAGTCAAGTTGCCTTTTTGCTGGTAATCGTTTCCAAATTCTACTTTCATACCAACTTTACACAATCGCTTAAATTCTTTCAATTCATCTTTGTCGAAATACAATAAGGTTGTTGTGATTTGCGTTTCATCAAGCGGGGAATTATCAACCCCCCAATCTTGTTCAAATAATTGTAAAGTCATACGGGATAACCTAATTCTTTTTTTACTTTTTGTTGGTACGAATACCTTTCATAATAAACTGCACCACGCAATTCCTCGTTATCTTCTTGGAGTTTTGCTCGCCATCTGCGGATTGTTTCCGGTGCTGGTAATCGCTTGGCTTCAAACTCTGTGAAGAAGTCTTTGCCATCACATAATCTTCGGTAAATTACAGACATCAGCTTGATGTCGCAATCCCTTGTTTCTGGTTTGTGTTGCAATAAATAGGCAACCATTTCTTTTGTATTCATTATTGTCTGTCTATAAAGTTAGCATAATAGATTGCATCAGTTTCATTCTCAAAGGTTGCGAGAAGTTCTCCGGCAAAATAAACTCGCCATTTGATTATCTCATTTATTGATGCCCTTACCACGAGTGCTTTGATTTTTGTCATCGTTTAGTTCTTTTAAGAAGTTCGCTTGTAGTTCCCAAGTTTTTGCACGGTCATTGGCTTCTTGAATCCTTGACCTAATTCCGAGAAGTTCCGTTTCGTAGTCCCAAATCAATCGGTTCTTGTTTTGAAGTTTCTCAATGAGTTCTTCTTGTTCCTTTGACATACGCTGCAGTTGCACCAATGCGATGGCAAACAAGATTGCCATTCCGATAATTAAGTAATTTTGTATCATTTGCTTTTTCCTTTGTAAAATTTATGTTTGTAGATTGCCTTCGTGTAGGTATCAAATTCAGGGATGTAGTTGTCCCTTTCAAATTCATACGGTGATGCTTCAGGCAATTTGTCAAAGTCATTGAAGTATTGTTTCAACTTCCAGTACACGAACATCACCGCAATGGTGATGGGTGTGATTACGAGTAAGAATATCAAATCCATAAATCAAAATAACAAATTAACTTTCATAATAACAAATTTATTTTATAGTATAGTTGGTGAATGAACGATTTATTTAGTAATTGACAAAAATAGTTCTCCAGCCGCAGACAACTTCTCGTCAATGATTTCTTGAATGTCCTCCTCCAAAGTGATCAAAGTTTGCGTGAGCTTCTTGCCGATGGGCATTCGTGGATCATACGACAAGAACAACGCTTCAGTCATCTCCGTTGCAACCATACCCATTTGGACTTGCCAATAGTATTCCGGTCGTTTAGCTTTGAACTGCTCGTTGTTGGTGATGAAGAAGTTCTGAAGGTGGTTTCCGCTATTGAACGGACATTTGATTTCTATTAGGTGTGTGCCAAGTGCATCAGGACTATATCCACCCCATTCCCCATAAGTGATGAAGGTATATGTTTCCGCACCATAGTATGTGTAGAAGCCATCAGACTGCTCAAAGAAGTATTCAAACGCTTCTTTCTCGTGTTCCTTGCCCCAATCCAAAGCACGACCATACATCTCCGCTTTTTGTCCGGTTAGATATTCCGCTGCCTTCTCAAAGATAAATGTCTTTGCAGTTTCTGACAAGTACTCCGATTTGTTTTTCGGAGTACCCATCAGTTTGTGGATTTCAGATGCCGTGAAACGAGAGCTTCTCAATTGGTGCCAATCGTCTTCGGTCAAATTAGTGTGAATTGTTGGAATTTGATATGTCATTTCTCTCCAATTAAAAGTTTCTGATTGACTGGAGATACTTCAAACTTCGTGGTGATGTCGGTCATCAATCCACCCGTCTTCAAATGCTCAACGGCTTTTGCCCAACTTGGGTGCTTGGGTGTGAGTTCATCACGCTTTGGTGCTGACTGCCTTCCCATTGCTTTCTCTCCGTCATCGTCATCGTCAATGTTCAGATTTAGGATTGAACCGAGTGCATATCTCCGAGCATAGGTGATTGCACTTCCCATTGCTTGTGGATCGTTTTGTTTTGCAACCGGCATCACATAGGATGATTCAATCCATTCGCCTGAATCAGCGTGAATGATTAATGTCGTGAGTGCGTTCCCATCGGGGAATTGTGTGATTGCCAATCCGCATTCGCTTAATGGCTTTTGAATGGTGTCCAGTATGTTTGCTAAACTTGCATACTTGGATTTGAAGAAAGGATTGCTTGATTCCTTTCCGACCTTGCTCACCGATGCTTGGAATTTTACCAATGCACCGGCAATGTTCTTGATTGATTCGCTTTTATTCATAGAGTTTTTGTTTTAGAAAAAATTAGTTCTTTGTCCTATCATAAATAGAACCTTAAATTTAGTTGGTTCAGCATTGAAGAATGCTTCCGAGTTGATGCCGTCAAATTCTTTGATACAACAATCACCAAATCCGCTTGTGGTTGAGTTCACATAATCTTGAAGTTCTTCAATGTGGTTTGCAATCAGCCAATTGTCCACCGCTTCAATTGTGTAGACATACTTCTCTTCGGTGATAAGACCTTGCACAGTCAGTATCCATCCGTTGATTGCCAACTCAATCATTGTTCACCTCCCTCAATGCAATCTCAACGACGGCTTTTGCTTTTGGAGAAACGATGTTCCCATCGACTAAATACTTGCGAACGGTTGGAAGTGACACTCCGGTCTTCCGTGCGACAATCTGAAAAAGACCTTGTCTTCGTTTCAGCTTGATTGTTTCAATTGCTTTTGCGTAATCCATAACGACACAAAAGTAAAATAAACAAATCAATAATGCAAATAAAATTTACTTTTAATTAGATTTTTATGTCCTCCGAGAATATCAAATCCCCAAAACGAGCATTTAATTCGTTGACCAATTCCATCTGAATGCTTTCGGTGAATGCCTTTTCCAAGAATGGTTGTGCCTTTGTTCCGCTTCGGTGAATCTTCTTGGCAATGGCTTTGGCAAGTGAATCGTATGTTTGACCTTCAGCCGGTTTGATACCTTTTTGACTGATCCAAGTTTTTAATGATTGCCACAAGTACGGAGTGCCTTCAATATGTCCTCCTCGTGTTGGCTTTCTTCCGTATTCTATGAACTCCCAATAATCCTCAGCCACAAGAATGGTGTTGATGGATGTCGGTGACTTGGTGATGTTACCGGGTGCGAAAGATTGTCGGAGTTTGGATGATGCGTTTGTTCCATTGGCATCAAGATTCGCCCAAATCGGTGGAATCACCTTCTTGTTCCACCATTCGACGATGATCTGCTGAAGGAGTGAACCTTGAGATGCATCACCTAAATAAATATCCAACGCATCGGGTAATTTGGATAAATCTATTTGAGCCACATCACAACGCTTAAAATAGTTAGAACCACACTCAACATCTTGTAACTGATTAAAGTGCGTGAGATGGCTTTATTTCGCTTGACAAGGGCATTGTTGTCATCCTTTAGGTATCCGATGTTTGTCTTTTGCTTACCAATGATGGAATCTTGTTGATCAATGATGACGGAATCCGATGTCACAATTTTGCGAAGAACTGTGACTTGCCTTCTTGCAATCGCACCCTTGACCAAATAGTGGTTCGCTTCTTGGATTACACAAGTATCAATCAACACTTGTCCATTGCTGGTCAAAGGAATGAGAAACAACAAGAACCACATTCTACAAAGTAGCACTTTTTGGCGATTGTTTTTCTTTGGTTTCAATGAGCTTGTCAAGATACCACTTCGCTTTGTACAAATCTTCAAGTCCATTTTTATCTTCGCACCTCCAAATGTATTTGATTATGTTCCCGGTGCAAACTGCGATGATTCCTTTTTTATTGGTGGTTGCTGATTCAATCGCATCAATGCACTCAATTAATCCTTGTTTATAGTGTTTCGGGTTGACTGCATCCATCTCTTTACAAATATATCATATTCTTCTTCCAGTATAAACGAATGACCTCCGAGCATATAAACAATGCAATACTCGTGATAAGCACTCACCCCAACAATTTGTGCAGAATCAATTGCACCATCTTCAACAATTTCAACGATGTCCGATTCGCCTTCAATCAAACCCATCCAATTGTCGTTCTTTTGCTCGTGAACTATTTGTACCTTTAAGAGCATATCCGTTTGCGTTTTTTTAACCTTTAGATTGTTTTGTGAGTGTAGGCAATGACCTTCCGATGGTCTTCTTCACGAACTGGATTCATCACAAGCCAACGACCTCCGATTGGCTTAGGCGATGCACCTCTTTCAATGTGCCATCCCTTTGAACCATCTCCGTATTCTTCTTTATATGCCGATGTACGAATCATCAAGATGTCACGCAAATAGACAGTTCCCCTGATTGACAAGGTTTCTACCGTGTATGTAAGCTCATAGTCCTCGTGGACGTGTCCCATCCAAATGGCATCAGCATTCTCTACATTCACACTCATTCGGTTGTGTTGTATTGTTCCACGAGTGACTGCACCACCACCACCGAATCCGTGCATATACTTCATTGTATACATACAACTTTTGCCGTATTGTTCAAAGGTATACCGAACCCATCCACCGTATCCACCAACCTGAATATCGCTTCCCGTTTTGTAGTTCAACAAAGTGACAAAGCGTTCAATGATGTCGGTTTCTTGGCGTTTAAGAATGTTTGTTTCGTGGTTGCCATATCCAATCAACTTAATGTTGTGAGCATAGGGCGTGAACCACTCAACGGCAGTTTCAATAATGGCATCAAAGTAATTTGCAACATTGTGTTCAGGTCGGATGTCTGACTTGCTCTTTCGTGGATCATACGCACCTTGCATCAAACAAAACAAATCCCCGTTTATTAGGATGTCATTGTTCCCGGCAACTGCCAAGTCAAGATGTCGTTTTAGAGTTACCCGGTCGCACTTCGGATTGTCCCAATGTAAATCACTAATCAATAAAACTTTGGTTTCTTCAAACGGCTTGTCAATTTTGAGAACATTGTTTTTCTTCATAGAGTTGTGTCAAGTGTACGATGTATCTCAATTGCTTGTTTCAGACCTTCTGACGAACTTTTGAATGTATCAAGGTAGATTGTATCCAAGTGATTAAGATATTTTATTAGAACGCTTCGTTTAATTTTTTCCCTTTCCACAATTCTTTCGTGCAATTCTACCTTCAATAGTGTTTTTGGCTTTGGATGTTCTTCAAAATTGAACATCGCCCACACAACACTAAATAGGTACAACGCAACTATTGCTGAGATAAGGAGTGAGAACTTGGAAGTTGATTGCATATCCAGCCA